TATTTTGCTCTGCCTTTTATGTCCGAATCCGGATATTTAATTTCAAAAATAGATGGGTCTAAAGATGGATATACAATCTTAGCTTTAGTTGCCGCTTCTATATTATATGAATTTGGTGCGTATTTACCTCCACATTTATTTACTATTAATAAACTTGGAACAGATGAAACTCCTTCTATATTTGCAATTAACAATTCAACTTCACTTAAATTTATTGTTTGATTAAATTGCCAATTATCAATATTAAAATAATCTTTTAATTCTGAAATACATTTAGCTAATACTTCACTCTTATTATAATTCTGATAAACTGATATTTCAAAATTAATACCTATGTTTATAATAAAACCATCGTTAATATTAATACCATCTGTTAATAATCTATATTCATTTAAATAAGTCTTTACATTTTCTTTAACACCTCTACTAAGTGGCACTAATCTTCCGAATAAATCGTATCCTAACAAATATAAATTAATTGCAAATGGATTATTTTTTTCATTTTCATTTGAAGTCTTTCCAATTAAATATTTTGTAATATCTTCCTTTACCGATTGTTCAGATGGTTCTTGTGTATCAGGCATATTAACAAATCCCATTACTAAATCAGTAAATTCTTGCAAATTGTTAGGTGATGCTAATATAGATGCTGGTGAGTTATTATCTATTGTACCATCAGCTATAGCGTAAGCTTTTGCAACGGCTCCAAATTTTGCAGGCATAGATAAAACTCTTACCTGATAATCTTTTGCTGTTACTGCTCTATTTTGAGAACCAAAATTTGCTAAAGCGTTTTGTCTAATTTCTTCAACAGTCTCTCCACCTCTACCTCCTGCAGCTGTAATTTCATTATCAATAGCTACAGAGTTTTTTGTTGCATTATAAATTGCTCTTTCTGTATCAGTTAATGCCTGTGTATCTTCTTCAAATTCTATTTTAGTAATTCTAGTCAATTGACCAGTTGCTACGTTTGATTTAACACCACCACCAATTAAATATCTAACAGTCATTGTTGTACTAGCTGGCGATGTTCCGTATGTTTTTGTTTTTAAAAAATTAGTTGGGTCAAATGATTCTTCTAATCTATTAATAGAGTTTGGTAGTCCTAATCCAACATTTTTAAGATTTGGAATTAATTGTTCATCAGATGCGGTTGGGTCACCAGCTCCAAATTGAATTATAGTTCTACTTTCCTCATCTACCTTTGCAACAAATCTTCTAGGAGTTTTTATTGTTTTTAAAATATATGGTACAGTTGTTTTAAATTGATATAAATCCGCATCATTTACTTCTGTATTTGGTACATCCACAAAAACCATTTCTTGTGCTAAATATGGAACTTCATACCATTTATTATTACCACTATCTCTTACATCGTATATTTGAATAACATTAGTTTCATCTAATACTATTTTTTCAAATGGAGAATATGAATCAAATGTAACTACCTTTTCTACTAGCTCACCAGATATTGCTTGTACATATTTTTTAATTAAATAAAAACTTGGTTCTCCTGTTGCAGCATCTCTTTGGTAAACACTAACCTCTCTACCATTTTCATCAGAAAAATCAACAGCATCAGTTGTTCTAAATAATATACCATCTTTTGTTGATGCTGATTGCAATCCTTCTTTAATTCTTAAAAAATATTTTGTATCTGGTAAATTATTTACTCCAGTCCCAATTGATGGAACTAATTGATAAACAGATATTGTTGTAATTGCTGGCGATGATACTTTTGGTTTATATCCTAAATATTGTGATAATGCCAATACACTTTTTATATCTTCCGCATATACCATTAATGATTCTTTTAAAGTATCATCAATATAATAAGATAATGAATCACCTATATAAGATGCCATTTCTATAAACATCATACCAGGAGAAGATTCATTAAAATCGGAATATGTTTTTGGGAAATAGCTTTTTGCAAACTCTACTAGATTATTTCTAAATCCAATAAAATCCTTATCAAGATATTTTATATCCTTTCCTTTATTTTTAAAATTTTTATTTGTTACAGTTATTCCCATTTTTTATTTATTAAGCTGCTATTGTGAAAGATACAGTATTTAATTCAGGTTGATTTAATAATGCAAATGTTACAGACACATTAATTAAATTATTATCTCTGTTATTATTTGTACTTTCTACATCTATTTGTTCTATTGTAACATATGGTAACCATTGTTCTAATGCATTTGTTATAGCATCTTCAATTTTACCAGGCAAAGTATCATCATTAAAATCAAACAATAGTTCTTGTAATCCACTACCAAATGCAGGTTGCATTACTCTTTCACCTTTTTTGGTTAATAGTAAATTTTTTACATTTGATTTTATTTGCTCATTAGTTGTAAAGGTTTGATTGAACGCAGTATTACCGATTTGGATTGGTAATGATATACCTATCGCATAATCTTCATACTTTTTAGTATCTTGTACTAATTTTTGTCCTAATACAATTGCCATTACTTCTTCTTAAATCTTTTTACAAGTTCTGAATAATCTCTATTCAAAGCTTTATCTATTTCAGCTACTCCAGTATTCACACCCAATCCAGTTGGTTGAGGTCCTTTAGCCATTTCACCATAACCCATTTTTTCAGCCAATGCAGTTTTACCTACAATTGAACCCATATCACCTTGTCCAAAATTCATTGTTCTAAACCCACCATCTCCCTGTGGGATACCACCTTTTGTTTCATTAAGAATTTGGTTAATTATTGGATTTTTACTAAATTGTTTTTGTGGTACTATCTTTTCTTCAATTGATTCTACAATTGGTTCATCATCCATCATAGCCTTAGCCATTGATAATCCAGTATTTTTAGATTGTACTGGTTTTTTACCTTCGCTTAATAATCTTTTTACTTCCTTTTGTACGGATTCTTTGATTAACGCAGGTAATTGCTCCTTCAATTCCTCTTTTATAAGGATTTGTATAGCTTTTAATAGTTTATCTGTGTCCATATATTGTTTTGTTATGTTTATAAATATTTCAATTAAGTATTTTTGAGATTTAACCTGAAAAGGTTATATTTCTATTCGTAAATAGAAACGTGCATTGGGTCATTATTACTTAACCATGTCATTCCCTGTGATTTAAATATTGCAGCTACTTGCTGAAATCCTTTATCAAATTCATTAAGGTCTCTAACTTTTGTCTTACCATTGTATATTCCATCTGCTTTAAAATTGTAACCATAAGGATACACAGATGTATTCATATCTATCGCAGTTCCCCAAGCATGGTTTGAGAATCGGGTTCCACAAGTCACATTTCTAACAGCCAACCCGCCGGCACAATTTTCAATATATTTTTGTAAACCATCTCCTTTAATCTTTTCTAATGCCGGCTTTATAATTGCAGCTAGATTTTTGTGTACCATTATTTTAGAACCTCCTTTTTTAGTTGGAAATATAATTTCTGTACAATTCTTTGTAAGATATTCATTATTAACTTTGTACCAATATCTAGTTGGGTTTGAACACTTTGCTCCAGTATTTTCACTTGATTGTACTTCAAATGAACCAGGCGAACCTTTTGCCGGCCAAACTCCGTTTCCGCATTTTTTAAATAAAGCTTCATCACCTTTACCTATTAATTGAGGTTTTGGTTTATCAGGTCCGTTACTACCTCCACTAGTACCAGCTACTCCTGATGTAGTTCCATTACCAAAATTAAGACTACCGCTTTCGCTAAGTGGTGGGTCTTCTCCCAATATTACACCATCATCACCCAATTGATTAACTTCCGCATTATAATCTTTAACTGAATTTAAAGCTTCTTCTTGTGTAATTTGGCTATTGTTTGCCATAGCATCTTCCTCACTTGCAAATTGGGCTTCGTATGCAGCTTGGCTAGCTGGGTATTCTACATTAATATCTCTCTCAATTACAGCGGCTTCTTCAGAATTAAAATCACCAGCTCCTCCAGGTTTTGCTGGGGTAACCATATATCCAGTCCAATTTATTATACCAGGTCCCGGAGTTCCAAGCGGTGGATATAATGATACTGTATTTATAACACCACTTATAGTAGATAGATGTAATGTAGCATAAGATATAAAATCATCTACTACAAGAGCTGCGTTTTTTGTTGGTGGAATTACTGACATATTACAATTTTTTATTCGTAAATAGAAACGTGCATTGGGTCATTATTACTTAACCATGTCATTCCCTGTGATTTAAATATTGCTGCCACTTGCTGGAATCCTTTATCAAATTCATTTAAATCTCTAACTTTTGTCTTACCATCATAAATACCATCTGCTTTAAAATTGTATCCATATGGATAAACAGAAGTATTCATATCTATTGCAGTTCCCCAAGCATGGTTTGAGAATCTACTACCACAAGTAACATTTCTAACAGCTAATCCTCCAGCGCAATTTTCAATATATTTTTGCAAACCCTGTCCTTTTATTTTATCTAGTGCTGGTTTTATAATTGCAGCTAAATTCTTATGAACCATTATTTTGGAATTTCCTTTTTTGGTTGGAAACATAATTTCGGTACAGTTAGCTTTTAAATAATCATTATTAACTTTATACCAATATCTAGGACATTTTCCACTTTCGGTTGATTGTACTTCAAATGCCCCAGGTGTACCTTTAGCTGGCCAATGCCCGTTTCCGCATTTTTTAAATAAAGCTTCATCACCCCTACCAATTATTTTTGGCTTTGGTTTATCACTTTCACCTCCAGCACCTCCACTAGTACCAGCTGCCCCTGATGTAGTACCATTACCAAAATTAAGACTACCGCTTTCACCCATAGGCGGGTCTTCTCCTAATATTACACCATCATCTCCTGAATTATTAAGTTCGGTATTGTATTCTTTAATTGAATTTAAAGCTTCGGCAGAAGTAACTTCACTATTATTTGCCATAGCATCTTCCTCACTTGCAAATTGAGCTTCGTATGCGGCTTGACTAGCTGGATACTCTACGTTAATATCTCTTTCAATAGTGGCAGCTTCTTCGGCATTAACCGAATCTTGGGTTGGAACTGATGGTGATGGTATTGGTGGTGTCCATTGGCCTGGATTAAATACCATATTAGATACAACAGAAACGTTTGATGTTGCTCCAGTTGCAGGTATGATAGGTGTTGGAAAATTATTCATTGTTGCCCCACTCCAATATGCAATTACACCTTTGCCCATCTCACCAACTAAATCATATGGTGCCGTTGATGTTTGTCCTTTTAATAAAGCTGCTTTGAATAATTGAGTCATAGCATCAACATTTCCTTTTTGTAAAGATATTTGATGAAGTGAATCTTTTCCTCTTTTAATTGCAGCATCATATTCATTAGCATATGTTTTTGCTACAATATCCACATCCGCAATACTTTCGGGACTATTAGAAAGGTTTAATATGTTATCTTTAAATGTTTGCCAAGACATAATTAATTAGTTAAATACACTATCATCATATTTTCGATTCATATATCCAGCAACATTATTTATACCATCTGCAGCTGCTACTGATGGGAATCCTTCTACATATCCAGATTTATTTTCATTTTTATATGCTCTTGCTATGTATATTCCACTAGCTTCTCTTTCTTGATATATATAAACTTTATTACCAAATTTTGGAGTTGTATATGTTTTTATAAATTTTAGTGGTTGTCTTAAATCTGCATTTCCTATTATTTGATTTGATGTTTGCATTGCATTTCTTGCAGCATCTTGTGTGGGTTTTGCATCCTTCTCCGCAGCTTCTGTTGTTTTATTAATTATAATTTTATCCTTTTCTTCTTGTGTCAATGGTTTACCCCCATTTCCTTCTTGAACTTTTTTAATTTCATCTTGTGCACTTTGTTTAACTTTTTCAGCCGTAGCAGTTGCTTTTTCTTCTGCACTTGCAATTCCTTGTTTTACTTTATCTTGTGCAGTTGATACGGCTGCTTGAGCTTTTTCTTGTGCAGTTGCTACTGCTTTTTGTGCTTTTTCTTGAACGCCAGCTACTTTAGCTTTTCCCTTTTCTACTAATTGTTTTGCTTTTTCAGATGCTGCAGCTAATTTATCTTTAAATTTACTATTTTTAAATTTCTTTGGTATTGGTAATTCTTTTTGTTTGAATTCAGGAACACCAGGCAATTGTGGTACGTTTGGTAACTTAGGTAATTGTGGTATTGCAGGTGGTTTTGGTATTTTTGATTGTAAATCACCTATCGCATTTGTTGCAGCTGATTGTACGTTTCCAACAGCTGATGTTGCTGCTGATTTTGCATTTCCAACTGCGGATGTTGCGGCTGCTTGAGCATTTCCAGCTGCCGTTGTTGCTGTTGATGTTGCTTGTCCAGTTAAATTTTCCATATTAAGATGTTTGATTTAATTTACTTAAAATATCATTTAGTTTGGATTTTATTTTACTAAAAGTTGGTAAGTTTTCAGGTCCTATTTTAGATGGGCCCGAAGGTGTTAAGTAATTTTGTGCAACTATTGCATCTAATAGTTCTGCTAATAGTTCTACTAACTTCTTTCCCTTAACCAATGGTTCTAATTCAGTATCTCCTAAAAATATAGAGCCTTTACCACTATGAATTGCAAAATCTCTATTGTTTGTTACAAAGTTAATGTTATCTTTTGTACTAATATCAATACCACCTTTGTTATCTATTGAAAGCCCTCCATCTGAAATAAATCCATAATTCTTTTTAGAATAAAATATCATCTCGCCACTTTTTGCAGATAATATTATTCTCCCAGAGTTTACAAGTATTTGGTCACCTACTAATTTATCAGGATAATTTTCAAAAGATTCAGGCTTTGTTTCAAAATCACCTTTACCTTTATCATCTACTTTGCCTGGAACAAATCCTAATTGAAATTTATCAGATGTTATAGCTATTATACTACCATCTCTATTTATATCTTCGTTAGTTACTTGATTATCTAATAATTTTTTAGAATCTGCATTCTCACCATTTCTTATTATAATTACTGGAGAATATTTCTTTACATCGTTATTATATCCAGAAAATCTAATTGATTGTCCAAATCTACTTTCAAATAAAGTATCACCTTCCCATAGTTTTAATTTATGAATACCTTTCTCATATTTAAAGTAATCACCATATCCATTATATTTTGAAGTTTCGTTTGTATTACTTCTAGCGATTCCAGTAGCTTGTACTTTAGAATATTCTTTTGATTTATTCTCAGTTGCTTCTACTGGCGTAAATAATTTAGATATGCTATTTGGGTCAGCATCTACAAAAGGTGATATTTCAGGTCCTATTCTTTTATAATACGTTGTACCACCAGCACCTTTTATAATCTCTACTGATTCATTTTTTACTGGTAGTGTTTTTAAGTTTTTATCTAACGGATATGCAATAGGTAAATTTGCCTCATCACTTGATGGTTGTCCTGTTAATCTATATTGGATAGCTCCAATAAAAATAGATTCTTTATTTTTAGTATCTTCTCTATTTTTTAAATATGGATGCGTTTCATCTAATATTATACTATAAACTACACCTTGTGATTTTACACTATCTGATACTGAACTTTGAGATGCTTGTACAGCCGATACGCTTGAATTTTGTAATCCCATATTACTTCATTTTCTTTTTTAACTCCTCCATTTCAAATTCTAAATCATCTACTCTCTCAACTTCTTCTTTAGTAGTTTCCAAATCTCTAAGTAATTGTTCTTTTTCAAATGGAGATAGGAATCCTTCTTGTCCTTCAGTCTTTTTATCAGCTGCCACAATCTTAGTTGCAATTGCTGCTAATTTAACTAAATGGTCATCATTTCGGATTGAACTATCTATTAGTGAATTAATTAATGGTCCTAAGTTACCCATATCGCTTGGACTTCTAACCATATTTTTTAAATCATTTATTAAATCGCTGATTCTTGCTTTCTTATGTACTTGGTTGTTGTATATATCCTGAAATAACCCATTTAGGGATTTACCTGGAAATAATTCGAAATCGTTTGACATATTAATATATTTACATTTTGTATGTATATAAATATGATTCTATTAAAATGTTGAAATTAAACTGGGATTACTTCAATTGTAATCTTAGGTTGATAT